GCCAGCGTTCGGCTTCTCGCCGATGTGGTCGCGTCGTTTCCCGTTGACGCCTACCGTCGCGACAATGGCATCCGCCGACCGTATCGTCCAGGCGGCACCAAGCCGTCGTGGATGCTCACGCCAATCCCAGACGAGCCGACGTATACGATCAACCAGCTCATCAGCGAAACGGTCGTCAGCCTCTATACCGATGGCAACGCCTTCCTGTACGCGCCACGCGACGAGCGGGGCGAGGTGCTGGAAGTGCGCGTCATTGACCCTCGCCGCGTGGAGATTTATCGCGAAGGGCGAGAAGTCAAATACAAGGTGCATCAGGGCAACGGCACGCCGACTGCAGTGTTCGGGCAAGACACGATCTTGCACATTCCGCTTATCGCAATGCCAGGCGAACTGCGTGGCATCAACCCGATCCACCAACTGCGCGTCACGCTGTCACTCGGGCTGACGCTCGAGGATTACGCTGGCAACTTCTTCCGCACCGGCAGCACACCTACTGGCATCATTGAGGTGCCGCACGACCTGACGAAAGAACAGGGCGAATCGCTCAAAGCAAACTGGGCGCGACATCACGCTGGCCAAAATATGCACACACCAGGCGTCCTCACAGGCGGAGCGACTTTCAAGGCATTGACTTTCCGACCTGAGGACGCCCAGTTGCTTTCATCACGACAGTTCACGACCGAGGAGATCGCGCGAATCTTCCGCATTCCGCCGAATCTGTTGCAAGTGACGACGCCAGGCGCAATGTCCTACAACAGCGTAGAGCAGCAGAACCTCGCGTTCGTGCAATACACGCTTCGCCCGCTCGTGGAGATGATTGAACGCCCGCTGAGCACGCTCATCCTCTTGCCAGACGCCTTCGTCAAGTTCTCAATGGACAGCATTCTGCGCGGCACGACGAAAGATCGGTACGACACCTACCGCGTCGGATTGCAAGAGGGCTGGCTCAATGTGAACGACATCCGTAAGTTTGAGGATTTCAGCCCAATCGAGTCTGGCGACTCGTACCGAATGCCGCTGAACGAGGCCGACGCTGAGACAGCAATGCTATCCACGAAGGTGGACATCGTGGCGAAGCTCGTGCAGGCTGGCTTCTCGCCGGCTGACGCGGCACGTCTCGTCGGGATTCGCGTCGCGCACACAGGCGCAGCGCCGGTCACGGTACAGGCGCAGAACAGCGTTGAGGAGGACACGGAAAAGCGCGAGGTGATCTCGCCAATCATCAACGTGACCATTCCGCCACAAGACCCGAAGACGCGCCGTGTGGAGCGAGACGCCGAGGGCAACATCACGGCAATCGTAGAGGAGTAGACAGATGGCAGGATTGACCGACGCGACAAAAAATACGATGCTCAACGCGCTTGGCGGGAGCGTCACCTATTTCAGCCTGCACACTGCTGATCCAGGATCGTCTGGCACGGCAGAAGTAAGTGGCGCGCCATATGCACGAAAGGCGGCATCGTGGGCCGCTGCATCAAGCGGCACAGTCGCCACAAATGCAAACGTTGCGTTTGATGTTCCAGGCTCAACGACGATCACACATCTTGGCTATTGGAGCGCTTCGAGTAGCGGCACATTCCTCGGTAGTCGAGCATTAGACACGCAGCAAACATTTGCAACGGCAGGAACCTACACGCTCTCTAGCGGAAACATTACCGAATCGTTGAGCTGATCTAATGGCGACAGGTCGCTGGCAACCATCTGCGACCAGCCCTGCCACTTGGGATTCGTTCACTTGGTCTGATCCAAGTCTTGTCGAGGGCAGCGTTGCTGGCGTCAGCACGACCGCTGGTGCAGCAACTGGAGTCAAAGGCGCACTAGGGCAGACCTCAGGCGTAGCGGCGAGCGCAGGTAATGCTGCTGGCTCGGTCGGATTCAGCGGTTCGGCTACCGGCGCGAGTGCTTCTAGCGGATCGGCAACAGGCATCGAGCAGGATGTCGGCCTGGTTTCAGGCAGCACGATCACGAATGGCGTCGCGCTTGGCGTCGTCGCATTCATCGGATTGGCTTCTGGTTCAGGATCGACGCAAGGCACTGCGAATGGTCAGCCAGCGCTCATTGGCGATGCCTCTGGGCAAACTACATCATCTGGTTCTGCCACTGGCTCAAAGCCAGCACCAGCTCCGACAGCTCGCACTGGGCGGATTATTCAGATTCCGCAACCTAAGCGGCTACAACGCGCCGGAACTGTAGCGGGAGAGATTAGATCCGCTGGGTTGGCAATCGGCCAGCAAGGATTCGTAGGAGCGGCGCGACGGGGCTATACGCGCACGAGTGGCGAGATTGCCACAGCTATCTATACGTTCACCGGTCAGACGAGAGGAGAGCAACTCCTCATCGAGCGCCGCGTCAGCGGAATCGTTCGCATTCACAGAATCGTTCGTCAGCGCGAAGAAGATGCACTGCTCGCAGCATTGAGGTGAAAATATGACATTCCGCGCAGTAGAACTTACGGCGGGAACCGCCGCACTTGCTATCGCAACGGCAACCGCAAAGAATACGCACGAACTTGTGTTTGATAACTCGTACAATCACGACCTTTATATCGGCGGATCTGCTGTCACTGTTGGAAACGGCTTCGCGATTCCAAAGGGTGGAGTTGCGACCCTCAAGATCGCCAATGGCGATATCCTTTACGCCATCTCCGCACAGGCAACTGCGCCTTTTCATCTCTACGACTTTCAGGTTGATCCATAATGTCCATTGAGATCTTTGACATTGACGGTACGCTCACAACGAGTGGTGATACGCCACGTGAGGATCTGATCGCCTATCTCCGCAAAGACCGCGAGGAAGGCAATCGGATCATCATCGTCTCTGGCCGTCCAATCGCACGCCTCGCCGAGACGGAGCGGTGGCTGCGTGAGAACGATGTGCCGTACTCAGAGATTTATCTGCAGGACTTCAACGATGAGTCCACGCCAAATGTCGTTGAGGCGTTCAAGGCGTTCAAGTATTCCAAACTGCTCGAGCAGTACGGCGACGAGATTGAGTATCTCGTGGACAACGATGCAGACGCTCGCGAGGCTGCTCGCGGGATGGGCATTGAGGCCTATACCGTCGCTGAGTACCTCGCCAAAGAAGCCGAGGAGTACGGCGAAGGCGAGGACGAGGAGGAGATTGAGGAGGAGCGCGCTCCGATCAACCCTGACGGCTATGAAGTCACAGGCGCGATGCAGGAGGAAGCGCAGCGCGGGCTGGATTGGCGCCGCGAATACAACCGAGGGGGCACGCAGGTCGGCGTATCACGCGCTCGCGATATCGTGAACGGACGCCGCCTCCCATTTGATACCGTTCAGCGAATGGCGAGTTATTTCGCTCGTCACGAGGTGGACAAGCAAGGACAAGGATTCAGCGCCGGCGAAGATGGCTATCCATCCGCAGGGCGAATCGCGTGGGCGCTCTGGGGCGGCGACGCGGGCAAGCGATGGGCTGACAACATCGTCGCAAACACAGAGCGTAAGAAGGAGCCGACAATGGCGATTGAGTACCGACAGTTCCAGACGGAGATCCGCGCGGAAGGCGATGGCCACACCTTTGAGGGCTATGCCGCCATCTTCAACTCCGAGGCAGAGGGCCTGAACACGCGCGAAATCATCAAGCCAGGTGCGTTCTCCAAGAGCGTCGCAGCGGCAGAGCGTGGCGAGTGGGAGGTCAAGGCGCTGCAGGATCACGATCCTAAACTGTTCCTCGGCTCGACTAAGACCGGCACCCTGGATCTTGAGGAGGATGAGCGCGGCCTGAAGGTTCGCGTCTCTCTCAACCCCGAGGTGACCTTTGCCTCTGACCTCGCAGCGATGCTTCGCCGCGACGGAGCAGCGATGGGAATGTCCTTCGGCTTCTCAGTGCCCTCCAAAGGTGATGCCTTCAACGACAGCGGCATTCGTGAGCTACGAAATATTCGGCTGCACGAGGTGAGCCTGCTTACTGGCAATCAGCCAGCATATCCAGCCACGATCGGCTTGGGCGCTGTCCGTTCGCTTTCTGAGCGCACGGAGATTGAGCCTGACCGCCTGATGCGTGCATTTGATTCACTCCTCGCGGGAGCGCCCGATGCGGATTCAGCCGCAACGCTCGATCTCGCAATCCGCAAGATCAGTCCTGATCTGCGGCCTGAACCTGAGACTGCAACGGAGCCAGAGGCAGCCGATGAGCGGCTTGTACCTCTCTCTGTTCGCGAGCGCCAACTGGCACTTGCCAGGCTGGAAGCGCCGATTCGCTAGGGCGCAGCGCGAGGGCCGCAAGGCACCACCGCTGGACGTACCACCGAAGAAGCAATCAACCAATCAACCAGATAGCGTAAGGAGTTAGACACAATGTCTGACATTACCAAAGCGCTTCACGAGCAGTACCGAAACGACTGGGAAGAGGCTAAGTCTCTCCTCGCTCGTGCGGCTGACGAGAAGCGAGAACTCACTGCTGAGGAAGAGCAGCGTTGGGATGCACTCAACGCCGCGATGTCCGCACGCAAGTCCAAGATGGATCAAGTTGCCGCTGCTGAAGAGCGCTCCGAGAAGATCGGCGCCCTTGCAGAGCGCGCACTCAAGGTTGAGAACGCAGTCAAGGCTGACAACGATGCAGACGTGCTCCGCGCAATCGCCTCTGGCGAGAAGCGCCGCGCGCAGTTTGAGATTCGCGCTTTGGCTTCAGCATCCGCAACCGTGCCTGTGACCTTCGCCGACTTCGTGGTTGTCGCCCTTACGGAAGGCAACCCGGTCTATGAAGGCGCGACCAAGCTCCGCACGACCACGGGCGAGAACATCACCGTTCCGCGCGTGACTGCGAATCAGTCAGCCGCCTTCGTCACCGAAGGCAGCACAATCACACCAGCCGACCCAACGATCTCGTCAATCACCCTCTACGCGAACAAGATTGCCAGCCTGACGCTTTTGTCGGCTGAGCTCGTTCGTGATGCAGGCTTTGACATTCTCGGGACAGTCGGTCGACAGGCAGGTGCGCAGATCTCCTATGTCGCAGGTTCAGCAATGACTCTCGGCACAGGTACAGTTCTGCCAACCGGCTTCGTTCAAGCTGCAACCGGCTTGAGCACCGCAACAAAGAGCGGCACCGTCACGGCGACCTTCTTTGATGCGCTCGATCTTGCGACCGTGCTTTACTCGCTGAATCCTTCGTACCGCAACACCAACACTGTTTGGCACGCGGCTACGACGGCAGTGAGCAAGCTCCGCAAGCTACAGGATCTCAATGGGCAGTTTGTCTTCCAGCCGGCTATGGCCGCTGGCCAGCCTGACACCCTGATGGGATACCGACTCAAGGAGAACGTCCATATGGCTGCGGTGGCATCTGCCTCCAAGTCAGTGGCGATCATCCACGAGCCTTCGTACTATGTACGAGAACTCCCGATTGAGGTCGCATCCTCGAGCGATTACCTGTTCAACACGAACCAGGTTGCAGTACGCACCCTGTATGGTGTTGACGGAAACATTCCTGATCTGAACGCAGTGAAGGTACTCGTTTCGGCGACGACCTAAACTAGCGCTTTAGGCTAGAATCACCTCCCGCTGGGCTTCGGCTCGGCGGGAGGTAAACAAAGGAGGCAGTACCGTGAGAATCGGTTGGACATCAAACGCTCCGTGGGCACCCACGGGATACGGTTCACAGACCAACGAGATCGTTCCGCGCCTTGCAGCAGATGGTCACAAGGTTGGGATTATGGCGAACTACGGCTTCGCTGGCTCAACGATGGAGTGGCGTCCTGGCGTACCAATCTTTGGACAGGGTTTGGATGCTTACAGCAACGACCTCACGCCAGCGCAGATCGGCAACTGGATCAACCAAACAAATACGGACGGCCCTGGGCTTGGCATCAGCCTCTACGACGTCTGGGTCTACAAATCACCTCAGTGGGACGAGATCCCGATGCTTTCGTGGACGCCCGTAGATCATTCGGTCGTGCCAGAAGAGGTCAAGGCGTGGTTCAATCGCCGAGGCAAGGGAAAATGGGCGATGGCAATGTCCAAGTTCGGCGAGCGGGAGCTGCTCGACGCAGGCATTGAGCGAGATCGCGTGTTCTACGCCCCGCATAGCATTGACATCAACACCTTCAAGCCAACGGCATCAACGCTTCGCGCCGAACTGAATATTCCCGCCGACGCGCACGTCACGATTTGCCCACAGGCGAACAAGGGCATCACGCCAATCCGAAAGGCGTGGCCAGAACTTCTCTATGCGTGGTCTCAGTTCGCGCAGAAACACACGGATGCTTACCTTTATCTGCACACAGAGATGTTCGGTCTCGCAAACGGCGTCAAGATCGAGCGCCTGCTGAAAGCAGTCAACGCGCCAATGGATCGCGTTCGCTGGGTGCCACAGTTTCAATACCGGCAAGGATTGGATCAGATGGTGCTCGCCAAGTGCTACACGATGGCAGATGTTCTCCTACAGCCGAGCAAGGGCGAGGGCTTTGGCGTTCCCGCAATCGAGGCACAGGCGTGCGGCATCCCAGTCATCGTGACCAACTGGACAGCGATGCCAGAACTCGTTGGCGCAGGCTGGAAGGTCGGAGGGCAACCCGAGTGGGATGAGCTCCAGACCGGTTGGTGGATGACACCGAACGTAGACGAGATCATTGACGCTCTTGAGCAGTCGTATGCGCTGAAGGGCGACACCGAAAAGAGCAAGGAAGCCTCACAAGCCGCGATCGCTTTTGCCGCCGAATACAGCACTGACAAAATCTACGAGACGCATTGGCGTCCGATTCTCAAGGCAGTCGAGGCACAGTTGCCAGCGACAGGAGCGCTCAACCGCGAACAGCGACGAGCCGCTAAGCGAAAATGAGTGTCACGGTCATCACGGCAACGCTGCCAGAGCGCGATGAGTTTCTAGAGCGCGCCGTCACCTCGGTACGCCGTCAGACGCTACGGCCAGAGGCGCACCTGATTGGCTACGACTACGCACGACGCGGAGGGGCGGCAATGAAGACCGACCTCGGCTTCGCCGTAGAGAGCAAATGGATCGCGCTGCTAGACGATGACGACTATTTCTATCCCGATCACCTTGCCTCGCTCGTAGAGGCGGCGGAGCGCGAACACGCAGACGTCGCCTATTCGTGGTGCGATGTGAGCGGCGCCAATCCGTGGCTGGGCTACAATCAACCGTTCAATCCTGAGCTGCTGAAGACGACCTCAATCGTCAGCCACAACGCCCTGATTCGCACGGCGCTATTCGTAGAGCTCGGCGGCTTCAAGCCGGTGAAGGGCTATGACTGGCTGCTATGGGTAGCAGCACATCAAGTAGGCTCACGATTTACCTGCGTGGAGCGCTCGACCTGGCACTACGACCTCTCTGAATCGCACCCGCACGAGAGCAGGCCGTGATTGTCATCCTCGCCGCCGGCAAATCCACGCGGCTTGGTGGCGCTAACAAGCTGCTGGTGGAGGCTGGCGGGCAGCCCGTCCACGAATGGCATCGCCGAGCGGCGGCTGGGCAGCCGACCTACGCCGTTGTGCGATCGGCAGACGAAAAGGCGGTTCTAAGCGCCGCAACGTGGCTGAGTGGGATCATTCCCCACGATGAGGCAGACGGCCCGTCTGGAGCGCTCCTGAGTGCCTCTACGAGCCTTGTAGACGGCCCACTGACGGTGCTCTTTGCCGATACCCTGCTCCCGCAGGTGCCAAAGCAGGAGGGCGACTGGGTGGGCGTCGCACCCGCTCCGTGGCGCATCTGGGATTACTACGAACACAGTGCTGGAGGCTGGACGCGCGGCGTGCCAGAGGTGTTAGTGTGCTGCGGAATCTACCGCTTCACGAATCGCGAACTGCTGAACGATGTCTGCTATGACCTCAAACTCGCCTCAACATCTGAAGTCCATATGGCGGATGTGTTGAGGTCATACGCTCCACACCAGCCGCTGACGGAACTCGTGATCAGCGGATGGCAAGATGCTGGCGACCCTGATGCGCTCAAGCGCGTCCAACCGATCAAGGAGACCTGATGGCAATCACGAATGGCTACACGACCGGCTCTGCCGTCAAGACGGCGCTCGGCATCATTGACGCAACCTCGGATACTGAGCTAGAGCTCGTAATCGAGTCTGTGAGCCGCCTGATTGACGACTATTGCGGACGGTTCTTTTACAACGCTGGCACCGTGACTGCCTATTACACCGCGAAGGAATACCTGTCGCAGCCGATTGACGACTTCGTATCCGTATCGGCGCTGACGACGGACGGCGACGCCGACGGCACCTATTCAACGACCTGGACGGCAAACACGGATTATGCCCTAGCGCCGTTCAACGCCTCCACGATTGGGCGACCCTACAACGAGGTCGTTGCGCTGACCGAGGGTGCCAACACCTTCCCGATTGAGATCGTAAAAGGCGTCAAGGTAGTCGGAGTGCGTGGGTGGCCGAGCGTGCCCAAGCCTGTGGAGATGGCGACGATTATCCAAAGCGGTCGTATCTTCAATCGCCGAAACACGCCATTCGGCATCGCCGGTTCGCCTGAGGTTGGGCAAATGCGCCTCCTCGCGCGCCTCGACCCTGATGTGGAGCAAATGCTGCGCGCCTATCGCATCGCAGCACAGGCGGTCTAAATGTCGCTCGATACCTACGCGATCGGCACCGCGCTCGCCGCGCGATTCTCCGCTGCCAATGTGACGCCGCCTACGGGCTATGACGATATCCGCTTGGCGACGGCGCTTCCGCCAGATATGATCTCCGTGTTTCCGTCCGTGGTGGTCTTTCCCCCTTCCACCACGGCGGAATACGGCCCCAATCGCCTCGTGCGACAGATTCACCGTTTCCCTGTGCGCTTCTATATCGCGAAGGCTGCTGGCACCGATCGCAATGTGAAGGCGCTCTATCTCTGGCGCGATGTGCTCGTGGAGCAGGTGGTCTCCAAGATGGAGCTCGGCCTTCCCACAGTCGTCGTCAAGGCACTCGTGCCAGACATTCGTATGGGAGAATCGGAATACGGCGGCGAAATGTTCGCCGTGATCGAGATGCAGGTGGAAGTGACGACACGCGAAGTCTTGGGGACGATCGCACCGTAATGGCGCAGACCTCATTCAGCCTCAAGTATGAGACAGAGTTCACGGAGCGCTACGCCTCGCAGTTCTACGAAGGGCCAGTTGAGAAACTCCTAGAGCAGATGCGCGACGCCGCAGGTAAGGCGATGCGCGACGTCATCAAGCAGTTCTATATCACGCAGGGCGTCGGGCGAAAGACCGGCAATCTCTACAAGTCCATCAACGCGAAGAAGATTCGTAGGCAGCCAGGCACCATTGGCGTGATCGCGGCTGCGATGGGCAAGGGCAGCAATCATCGGCACCTGATTGAATACGGCACGAAGGCGCAC